ACTCTTTCCCTACACGACGCTCTTCCGATCTCCTGCTTCGTGGAGATTACCAAAGCCGCATGAACGGCTACGCCACCGCAAGGCAGAACGGCTGGATGAGTGCAAACGACATCCGTGAGTTGGAAAACCTCGACCGCATTCCCGCCGAGGCTGGCGGCGATCTCTACCTTATCAACGGCAACATGCTCCCGCTTCAACAGGCCGGAGCGTTTGCAAATACACAGAACGATGACGGAAAGGAGGAAAACACCGATGAAGAAGTTCTGGAAGTGGAAGAATCAGGCGCAGACGGAGACGACTCCGGCACAGAGGACCCTGTACCTAAACGGGACAATCGCAGAGGAAAGCTGGTTTGACGATGACGTCACCCCGCAGCTTTTCAAGGAGGAACTAAACTCCGGCAGTGGCGATATCACCGTTTGGATCAACTCACCGGGTGGCGACTGTGTGGCCGCAGCTCAAATCTACAACATGCTGATCGATTACAAAGGTGATGTGACCGTAAAAATCGACGGCATTGCAGCGTCAGCGGCGTCCGTCATTGCTATGGCCGGTACCAAAGTGCTGATGTCGCCTGTGTCCATGATGATGATCCACAACCCCATGACCATCGCTATGGGCGACAAGGCCGAGATGGAAAAGGCAATCGAGATGCTCTCCGAAGTCAAAGAAAGCATTATGAACGCCTACGAAATCAAGACCGGTCTCTCCCGTGCGAAGATCTCCCATCTGATGGATGCCGAGACATGGATGAACGCAAACAAGGCTATGGAGCTTGGCTTCATAGACGATGTGCTATCCCGTGAGGAGGTATCCAATGATGACTCCCAGCCTGCGGTCCCCGTGATGTTCTCGGAGACAGCCGCAATGAACTCCCTGATGGGAAAGATTGCGGAGAAATGCAGGATCAATGCAAGACCGGCCCAGCCGGACAAACCCCAAGGCCGCTCCGTGAATGAACTTAAGGAGCAGCTGAACACCATCAAAAAATTCATTTAATGGAGGTAATTAACGATGACTATTACTGAGATGCGTGAAAAGCGCAACAAGCTCGTGGGTATGATGGACACCTTCCTTGACACCCACACCACCGACAAAGGCACCCTTTCTGCCGAAGACGATAAGACCTATAAGGATATGGAAACCGAGGTCGCACAGCTCACTGACAGCATCCATCGCATGGAGCGTCGTGAAGAAATCGAGGCGGAGCTCAGCAAGCCCACTTCCAAGCCCCTCACCGGCAAGCCCATGCAGGTTGACAGTGATAAGCCCACCAAGACCGGTCGTGCTTCCGATGAGTACAAGAAGGCCATGCTCACGGCTCTCAAGTCCAACTTCCGTCAGGTCAGCAACGTGCTGCAGGAAGGCATTGATCCGCAGGGCGGCTACCTCGTGCCTGATGAGTACGACAGACGCCTGATCGACATTCTGACCGAGGAAAACATCATGCGTACCCTCGGCACCCGTATCACCACCAGCGGTGAGCACAAGATCAACATCGCTGCCACCAAACCCGCTGCGGCATGGATCGAGGAAGGCGGCGCACTGACTTTCGGTGATGCTACCTTCGACCAGATCATTCTGGATGCCCACAAGCTCCATGTGGCGATCAAGGTTACCGAGGAGCTTCTGTATGACAACGCCTTCAACCTTGAGAACTACATCATCACTCAGTTCGGCAAGGCTCTGTCCAACGCCGAGGAGGACGCCTTCATCAACGGCACCGGCGTCGGTCAGCCTCTTGGTATTCTCGCTTCTACCGGAGGCGCACAGATCGGCGTGACCTCCGAAACCGCAGAACCCACTGCAGACGATGTTATCAACCTCGTCTACTCCCTGAAGCGTCCGTACCGCAAGAACGCTGTGTTCCTGACCAACGACAAGGCATTGGGCTATCTGCGTACCCTGAAGGACCTCACCGGTCAGTACCTGTGGCAGCCCTCTCTGAAGGAAGGTGAACCTGATCGCTTCCTCGGCTACAAGGTCTACACCTCTCCGTTCTTCCCGGAGCCTCAGTCCGGCAAGGCCTGTGTTGCATTCGGTGATTTCAGCTACTACAACATCGGTGACCGTGGCACCCGTTCCTTTGCGGAGCTCAAGGAGCTCTTTGCTGGAAACGGCATGATTGGCTTCGTGGCCAAGGAGCGTGTCGACGGCAAGCTGGTCCTGCCTGAAGCGGTCAAGCTGCTCATGGTCGGCGGTGATGGAACCAAGGGTACTACTAAAACCGCCAGCACCGGCAAGTAAGCATGAAAGGAGGCAGCGGTGATGGATGATTTACTCACCAAGGTAAAACAGAATCTGATTCTTTCCCATTCGGCAGACGATGATTTGCTTTCGAGCTTTATCACCGCTGCCGTTTCTTATGCCGAAAGCTATCAGCACATCAGCGAAGGTTACTATTCCGAGCATCCCATGCCACCGACTACGGAACAGGCAGTAATTATGCTGGCGAGCCATTTCTATGAATCAAGGGATGGCTCGACCGGCGGTTTCTTTGCTGATAACGTACAAGCCGGTCAGCAGGTATGGAATACGGTCAATCTGCTTCTGCGGCTCGACCGGGATTGGAAGGTGTGACATGAGCTTTGGAAAGATGAACACCTTTGCGGAAATAACGGAAATCCGAAACGTCAAGGATAGCGAGGGCTTTTCCTCCAAGCGGGAAACAGTCCTCGCTTTTATCCGTGTCTATCGAGAAGGTCGGCACGGCTCCGAGCGGTGGGCAAACCTCGCTGCTTTTTCCGAGGCGACAGACCTGTTCCGCTTCCGCACAATACCGGACCTGAAGATCACTACGGAGCACTTCCTTCTCTGCAATGACGAACGGTTCAACATCATCTCCGTCGAGGACGTGAAAGGCCGTGGTATGTACACCGAGATCCTTGCAAAAAAGGTGGTGGCGACCAGTGGCTAAAGTAGATATCAAAATGCCGGATGATTTTCTGGAAAAGCTGGCCCACCTTGCCTCAGATGAGGACGGCATGGCCGAAAGAGTCCTAAACGCAGGAGCCGAAGTTGTCGAAGCACGGGTCCGTTCCAATCTTGCCGGTGTTATTGGCAGAGGCACAAAGGTCGAGTCCCGCTCAACAGGTCAGCTTCTATCCGCTCTTGGCACTTCCGGCGTAAAGCTCGACCGGCAAGGCAATCACAACGTAAAAGTCGGCTTTGCGGAGCCCCGGCGAGACGGTGACAGCAACGCCAAGATCGCCAACATTCTTGAATACGGACGGCACGGGCAACCGGCAAAACCGTTCTTGAAACCAGCGAAATCGGCATCCAAGTCTGCCGCAATCGAGGCGATGAAGCGAAAACTTGAGGAGGAGGTACAAAGCAAATGAGTCTGCTTGAAGATTTACAAACAACCCTTGCCGAACTGGATATCCCCGTGGAAACAGGCATCTTCTCGGACAAGGCCCCGGAACAGTATCTCGTTATCATTCCTCTTTCCGATACCTTTGACCTTCATGCGGATAACGCACCCGGCGTCGATGTGCAGGAAGCGAGGCTGTCACTGTTTACAACCGGCAGTTATACGACTGCCAAAAACAAGCTGATCCGGCTCCTGCTGCGTGATGATTTCACCATCACCGGTAGGCTGTACAACGGATATGAAACCGAAACCGGCTATCACCACTACACCGTGGATGTGGCCAAACATTATGAAATGGAGGTATGACCAATGGCAACAATCGGTCTTGATAAACTTTTCTATTCCAAGATCACTGAGGATGACAACGGGAATGAAACCTATGCCACCCCGCAGGTCTTGGCAAAGGCTATGACGGCTGACCTCTCGGTTGAGCTGAACGAAGCTACCCTTTATGCGGATGACGGCGCAGCAGAAGTCGTGAAGGAGTTCAAAGCCGGTACGCTTTCCCTCGGTGTGGACGATATCGGCGCACCGGTGGCCAGTGATCTCACCGGCTCCACCATCGATACAAACGGCGTCGTAATTTCTGCTTCCGAGGACGGCGGCGACCCTGTGGCCGTGGGATTCCGTGCGAAGAAATCTAACGGCAAATACAGGTATTACTGGCTGTACCGTGTAAAGTTCGGCATCCCGGCCACCAACCTCGCCACCAAGGGCGACAGCATCACCTTCTCCACGCCTATCATCGAGGGCACGATCATGCGCCGGAACAAGCTGGACGCATTCGGCAAGCACCCGTGGAAAGCCGAAGTCACTGAAGGCACCGAAGGCGTCGACCAGTCTGTCATTGACGGCTGGTACGATGAGGTATATGAACCTGCCGGAGAGCTGAATCTTTCCCCGATCCATCTTCCCGGCGGCGACGTAACTATGTAAGGAGGGCTTGGCATGGATACAGAACGCAGCGCAGTTATCAATATCGGCGGCGTGGACGATGAACTGGTCCTCACCACCAGAGCAACTAAGGAAATCGCCGGTCGCTATGGCGGTCTGGAGAACCTTGGAGATAAGCTCATGAAGAGCGAGAACTTTGAGATGGCTATTGACGAGATCGTCTGGCTCATCTCACTTCTGGCCAATCAGAGCATCCTCATTTACAACCTGAAACACAAAGATAAGCCCAAGGACCTGCTCACCGCAGAGGAAGTGGAGCTTCTGACGGTGCCTTCCGATCTTGCCGAATACAAGACGGCAATCACGGAGGCCCTGTACAAAGGCACAAAGCGAAACATCGAAAGCGAGAACGATCCAAAAAACGCAGTGGTCGAGTAAGTGACGAAGAGTTATTTACTCGACTTCTTTATTACGGCATCGCCCACCTTCACCTGACGCAGGAGGAAGTCTGGACGATGCCGTTTGGCTTGCTCCTCGATCTGTGGGAGTGCCACAAACAGTATAACGGTCTGGCAACACCAAAACGGGAGCACTACATCGACGACATCATCCCGGACGGAATCTAAGGAAAGGAGGCGGTTCGTATGGCAAACAATTTCGGTCTTAAGATCGGTCTTGAGGGCGAGAAGGAATTTAAAAAGGCCCTTGCTGACATCAACTCCTCCTTCAAGGTTCTCGGCTCGGAGATGAAGCTGGTCACTTCGCAATTTGATAAAAACGATTCTTCCGTCAAAGCCCTCTCTGCTCGGAACGAAGTTCTGAACAAAGAAATCGATGCCCAGAAGCAAAAAATCGAGCTTCTCCGTCAGGCACTGCAGAACGCAGCTGAATCTTTCGGAGAAAACGACCGAAGGACACAGAACTGGCAGATCCAGTTGAATAATGCCGAGGCTGCTCTGAATGATATGGAGCGGGAGCTCGATTCCACAGCTGATAGTGCTGACGACATGGGCGAAGAAATCGAAGAATCCGGCAAGGCGGCAGAAAAAACCGAGAGCAAGTTTGAGGGCCTCGGTAAGGTACTGAAAACAGTCGGTGTGGCAATGGGAGCCGTCGTTGTTGCTGCAGGTGCCGCTGCCGTCAAGCTCGGCAAAGAGGTAATCTCTGCCTATGCAGATTATGAGCAGCTTGTCGGCGGTATTGACACTCTCTTCAAGGATTCGTCTCAGGCAATGCAGACTTATGCTGCAAATGCCTATAAGACTGCTGGTCTTTCTGCAAACGAATACATGGAGACGGTCACCAGCTTTTCTGCGAGTCTGATCGCTTCCCTTGGCGGCGACACGGAAAAGGCCGTCAAGTATGCAGATATGGCCATTACAGACATGTCCGATAACGCCAACAAAATGGGCTCGGATATGTCCACGCTTCAGGCAGCTTATCAGGGCTTCGCCAAGCAGAACTACACGATGCTGGACAACCTGAAGCTGGGCTACGGTGGCACCAAGACCGAAATGGAACGCCTCCTTGCTGACGCAGAGGCCATCTCCGGCATCCACTACGATATTTCCTCCTATGCAGATGTTGTCGAGGCAATCCATGTGATACAGACAAGCATGGATATCACCGGCACCACGGCAAAGGAAGCTGAGCACACTATTTCCGGCTCGATCAACTCTCTTCAGGCGGCGGTAAAGAATCTTGTTGTCGGCTTTGGAGACGCTGATGCGGATATGCAGATGCTCTGCGAGAACGTTGTTGATGCTTTCCAGTCCGTTATAGAAAACATCACTCCGGTCATTGAAAACATTGTGGCTGCACTTCCGACGGTCCTGAATTCGCTGATTGAGGCTGTTCTTGGCCTATTACCAACACTGCTTGAAACGGTAACTAACCTGTTCGCTCAGGTCCTTAACACCATCATTACGTTGCTTCCACAGCTGATCCCTGTTGTTTTTGAAGCCGTGATGACAATCGTAAACACGATCATTGAGAACCTGCCGCTTTTAATAGAGGCGGCGATGCAAATCATTACTTCTCTGGTTCAGGGTATCAGCGAGACTTTGCCGGTACTGATTCCGGCTGCTGTTGAAGCAATTGTCACTATTGTACAGGGCCTCATAGACAACCTGCCCATGCTGCTTGAGGCGGCTTTGGCTCTCATTGAGGGTCTTGCTCAGGGTATTTTGGATGCAATTCCTGTCCTGATTGAGGCACTCCCAGAAGTCATCGATAGCATTGTGACTTTCTTCTTGGACGCCATTCCGCAGATCATCGGCACCGGTATCCAGCTGCTTACTTCTCTGGTGGAGAGATCGGAAGAGCGTCGTGTAGGGAAAGAGTG